CCTGTCATGGCACCTCCTACCCCTACCGCAAAGTACTCACCTCCTTGCGCTGTTTCCCAGCGACCCGCTGCCTTCGAGTCTTCTTGCAGCGAAGTCTCAAAAATTTCTTGATATTCATGGGAATCGATAACGTGTTTGGCTTTTCTTCCAAAACGTACTGCCAATTCCGCTGTGTGGGTTGCTTGAATAATTTTTAATTTTGGATTCTTTCCAATCATCCAAGCGGGTAGGTAATTAGATGCAAATTCAGATTTTGTATGCCTAGGTGGCATATTCACAATCAAACGTTTACTTTCGCCACGGGCGATCTTATTAAATTTTTCAGAAATTATTTTGTGATGATAACCTCCTATAAACTCAGGCCAGATGTAATGGATAAATTCTAAAAAATCTCCTGCGACCTTCTTTTTGAGTTTTAGTTGATCCGCCTTTAAATAAGCTTTTAAATATTCCTTTTGCTCATCTAATGGTAATTTTTTTATAAAATTTATGTCGTCAGTTATCGGAATCATCGTTTTTAAAAGTATTACCATGAGAGTCTGAATTAAGCAATAAAGGGTAAAGTTGGGACCCCTTTTTTCTTGTTTAAGGGGGAGGGGGTGGGCCCGCCGAGGAGGTGGGCCCGGCCCCTGGTACCTCTATGGGTTTCCCTCCCCCCTCCCGAGCCCGGGAGTCTGGGAGGGGGGGTGGGGGTGCGGGGGTGGGCCCGCCCTGTTGCTCGTTTGCAACACACACGAATAAAGTGAAGGATATTATAAGATTTAGCTTGACACAAGATATTGTAGGCGGATTACTCCGCCTACAACTGTATAACTTATTGGGATAAGTTATTCGGTGTTGTTATGTTGTCGTTGTTGTATTGTTGTTCAGTAATTGGAATACGTTGACCAAGTAAATCATTGGCTAAATAAAATGTATCATCTCGCCAACTTCTATCTTTATACCATGCTTGGTCACACATTACTTTCTTCTGCTCGGTTAATCTGCCGAAATGATTTAATGCACGTTCAAGATTTTCTTCAAGCCAATCATTGCAACAATTTAAAGAGCAAAAATTATTTGAGTAATACATACTAGATCTGCGTCTAGTTCCATAATACTTTGCCCCTTTAATGCCACGAATACGATCTTTCGTTCTGTATTCGTGACACCTTGTTCCTTGACAATACTTCATTGATTTAAAGTTTGGGTTTCATTTATTTCCCAAGATTTACTTGCTGTTCTGTATTGAGGTTTGCCATTGTTTATTTCTTCAGTTGCCCAAACATCAATATATCTTTTGTATGGATAACCGAATTTTTTATGTTTACCCTCATAACAGTTTTCATCAAGTGTTGCCTTACGTTCAATAACCATGTCGTGCTTTTCGGCATAGTATTTAATATAAAAGATTGCGTCTTTAAAAAGGGATTTCGTCATCATTATCCTCTTTCTTTTTTAGCAAGTCTTTTATCTCATCTAGTTTTGCATTAGCCACATTAATCTTATCTTGTGTTTCATTTTTTAATTGATACAAGACAAGTAATTCTGACATAACCGCCATATGGTCTGCGTGGTCATATTCTTTAGTCATATTATCCTTTCTTTTGTTATACATATCTAGGATATTAAATGTTTATCCTAGATATGTCAAGGACTATTTATTGTGTGGATTGTTGCCTCTCATATGCCTTACGTAGAGCAATTTTTTGTTCTCTAGTTTGACTTTTATTCTTCATTGATTTAAGCATAGCCGCCGCATTTTTTGGATTGTACATAATTAGACCAGTTGAATTAGTTCTAATTATTTCTGCGTCATTAAGATCAAGTCCACTTTCTTTTGCAAACTCAATCGCCTCATCAAGATATTTATATCCTTTGATTACATCTTTGATGAATTTCGTTTGCTCTAAAACAGATTTAATCCATTTATAATGTGCCATAATCATTTGACCTTTAGCTTGTTGCCAAATAACAAAAGTATTGAACTCACTTTCGGAAACTGGGATTTGACGATCTCTACAATACTCACGACCAATTAAATCCAACTCATAGTTTGCGTTCCAATCTCTTGCGTGGGATATTTCATTTCCCTTGCCACCACTAAATCCAAGTGCCTTGTCATTGGCATCACAAAATTTAGTTTGATGTGGATTGCTTGGCTTGTTATCCATTTCTATATTGATATCGGGATTACAATTGTCTTTTGCTTTTAACTCATCTCTAAAATAAGCATAAGCAAAGTCACGTGATTGTGGATTATAACTATCAACATCATCTTGTCTATCCACCCCATCAATGTCGCCATTTAAACGAAAGTCAAAATGTTTAGTGACATACTTGTCATCTTGCTCGTCATGTGTTTGAGAGTGAAGATGTGCATTATCAGTTTGGTCATCTTCTCTGCCATCTTTCTTCGCCATATAACCAAAATGAAAGCAACTATCTTTCGCAATAGTATTTACGTTAGGATATTTGTTTTGAAGATAATGTGCCATGTCCACATCTTTTTTAGGATATTGTCTTTCAACACATTGTTGTGCAAGTTCCCAAGTCGCATTTTGCTTGTCTAAAAAACTCTCTCTTTCTTGAAAGAATTTTTCTTTCTCTTGCGTTTCTTCTTGTTCAAGATGTACTCGCATACGATTTGCGATCTTATTACGATACTCTTGATTTAATCTTATTCTACTCATTGTGTCCTTTCTGTTAAATTAAACATAAAAGATTTTTAACCTATTGACAAACCATAGTCAAGTAATATATAAGATATTCTGTTAAATAATATGTACAAAAACTATTAATAACAATTAAAGTTGGCTTGTAATTTGTCGACTATATTTAAAGTTGCAAGCCACAGAAAGAAAGTATGATAATTTATGGAAAGCCATTAAAGGAAATTTTTTCGGTCTATCCAAAATGGGTATGGGCTGGAAATATTTTCGCCATTGCTCTCGGACTTTGGGTGATCTTTTGGTTGTAGATAGTATTTTATTTTATCCAATGCTATTTTTTATTGTATTGGCGATACTATTTTTATTCGATATATGAACAAAGCTTAATTGCGTTGCGCCTAGGCTATACGACGCAAAGGGGTTTGCTCATATGCATTCTCAAGAGAAATGCATATGGGTTATATGAAACTTTCAAGCTTGAGCCGGGATCGTTATTAGTGCTTGTGTGTGCACCTCCACTTGTGCGAAGAGCGGTCCCGGGTCAAGTGGCCACTTCAAAAAAAATAAAACATATCAATGAGTCCTCAAGCGGGTGGGCCCGCCCATTAAAGTACAGGAAAAAATTTTTTAGTTGACAGGCTGCAGGGGCCTGGGATATACTGGGACCAGAAAGAGGTAAACATGTTCGAAAAACCAAAAAAGAAAAAGATAGAATGGCACGGCCAGAAGGTTACAATGCCATTTGATTGTTCAGTATACCTGGACAAGGAAGTTGAAATCGCGAATCGATTCAGTGGTGAAAAAACTAAGATGCCGGGCTATGCAGCCAGCGTCTATGATACCATCATCGGAGCGGAGCGCTTTGGAGCCTGGGACATCGTCCGGGCTGGTCTCGACTGGTTCAAGAAGTACTTTCCAAAACAATATATGGTGGTCCTTGACTAGATTAAATCTACTAAAATATTTTATCTCGGCGGATGAAGATCTACCGCCGAGCTACGTCAAAAAGTGTAAAAAATTTCTAGAAGAAATAAAACAAAAGAATAAGTCTTCAAGCTCCCAAGCGGGTGGGCCCGCCCATAAAGAATCAGGGCACGAGCGACCAAGCTTGACAGGCTGCAAGCTGTAGGATAATCTGGGACATATGAATAAAAAAGAAGCTAACAAAATCACCGGAGGACTGAGCGCTCCAGGCAAAATGCCTGAGGGCTCTTATAACCTGCCGGCCAGAGCGTGCCAGACAGGCGCGAAGCTGCGCGAGATCCCTGGGACGCCGTGCTATGGCTGCTATGCCTTCAAAGGTAGATATAATTTTCCAAATGTTAAGGACGCCTTGACCAGGCGCCTGGAATCAATAACACACCTGCACTGGGTCGAAGCAATGGCCACGCTTGTGAAGGGCAAGAAGCACTTCAGGTGGCATGACTCAGGAGACCTGCAGAGCGTGCATCACCTTAAAAAAATTTTTCAAGTCTGCAAGCTCACGCCGGAGACCAGTCACTGGCTCCCGACTCAGGAGCGCAAGCTGTTACAGTTTCTAGATCCGGACACAATACCAACAAATTTAATTATTAGATTAAGCAATGCAAAGAATGACACGAAGCCCGGCAACGCCTGGACTCATTGGTCCACCGTGGTAACGAAGCCGCGCGCGGGTCATGTCTGCCCGGCCCCCGAACAGGGCAACAACTGCGGCAGCTGCCGTGCATGCTGGTCCAAGGATGTTGAAGAGGTTCAATATAAAATACACTAGATGACATTTGCCTGGTATCACCCAAGTTACTACAAAAAACTTAAGGAGAAGTCTACAAGCCTTCAAGCACAGAGACGCAAGCCGACAAGCCACAAGCTGAGGGCTCAAGCCGCAAGCCGGAGTCCACAAGCTCCAGGATCCGGGCGCCAGGGTACAAGCGAACAAGCCCAAGGTCCAGGGCACAAGCAACAAGGATAAAAGTATTTTTTTTATGCTTAATATGAAAAGAAATCTGGTGAGGAGAGAACCTCACAGATTTGGCATTTTTTGACGTTGTCGTTTTTAATTCTACAGTAAAAAAGTTCCCACTAGGAGCATAACCCAATAGATCAGGAGTGCCGAATAAAGCCCAATTTTCCAGCCTTGTCCACGAAATTCTTTCAGACTCATTTTTTAATTTTTTCCAAAGTTG